CAGAATGGGTCATCTTTTCAATTGAATAATATTTGCTAGAAAGCGATTGTAGAGGAACATCATCATACAAATTGTCATCCCCATCGACCCAAATAATTTGTCTTCCCCATGATGGTTCGCCGTCAACCCACACTGCATCATAAGCAGTATCGCCCGTTTCGATGGTTAAAAATCGGCCAAATCGATCAGCAAGATCGTCGTCGTAATCACTCCAATAATCTGAATCAAAAAGATCAAAAGTGGCGTAAGCAAACAAATAAATATCTCCATCGACTGCTGTTGTCTTGTCACCTTCATCATCCTCAGACCATACTTCGGCCAGAGTGGATCCATTATAAACCACCAGAGACTCGACGGCATCTTTTGAAGAATATTTAAATTTTAAAGCTCTATATCCTTCGTCATCATAAACAATAGTGTGTGTTAATGCGCCGGCGTCATCATACATAATATCCGATAACAGAAAAGCCGCGGCACAATTGGGCACTTCTTCGATTGCCTGTTTATAAAAAGCCCAAATATTTTGTTTTTTATCTTTTAAATCATCAAGATCCCAATCAAAGGAGTCTGTACTAACATAAAACCACGTAATTCGCAAATTTTCTAATTGTTTTGCGAGTGTGGTTATATCTGTGTTTTCCTCTGCTCTGATATAAATTTCAATATCTACGTCTATTGATGCAGCTTCAATCGTGGTCTCGAAGAATGGGTCGACGGGGGACCCGGTACCGGCGCCAATTATTATTTCTTCATTAATATAAATTTTATCAATATAAGGCGCCGGCAAAAGCTTGCCAAAATTGTTATTTGTATCGCCAGTAAGAATTAACTTCGACATATCTCAGGCTCCGTCACGCTTCCATAAATATCGTAGAAAGTAGCAGTCGTGTCCGACTCTTCGCAATCAAAATCAAAGCTTATGTAATATGATCCCTTATCAAATTCTTCCATACCTTGACATGCTACAGCTTGGTCGACAGAACTATCCCTCAATATATCAAAATGATATTCTACGCTAGCTGTTGTAAGGCTCTGTTCGGGGTTGTCCAAAGGGGTTTCCATCAACATGAACCCATTTTCTATTTGTGGGGTTTGCTTCTCAAAATATCTTCTATGCAAAATTGGACTATAAATTCCGCCGCGGGAGCCGCTTTCAACTTCAAATACCTCAATGTCATAATTTTCTACTAATAATTTTGTGTTGGTCTCTTCGAAATATAGAATAGGGTCTTTCGATTCAAGTTGTATAATTTTACCATCGGCAAATACATTGCTTGTGTCAAGTATACTTCTAACAGATGATGGGTCTATCTCTACTTCGTCATCTGTAACGCTTAAAGCATAACTAGCAGTAATATTAATTTGTGGAATTGAAGAGTTTAAAATAATCCCATCGCGGGGAAGCCCGACATGAGGGGGCGATAGTGATTCTCCTTGGCGATATATAGAAGATGAAATTTCTCCTTGCATCATCAAGACTTTCCAGGCTGGAACGGCTCGTGAATTTTCTGCATCCAGCATTGCATCTCCTATCATGGACTCAAATTTGAAAACATCTGCATCTGGTTTTATTTGCATTGCAGTTTTATCGGCTGCATGGTACTTGGTCTCGTCGTCACCCAGGTCGCCAAGATAATCAAGACTAGAAAGACTATCCTCTGTATCTCGGAACAATATTTGACTTTCAAGATATACAGTTTCTTCTTTAATGCGCTTGTTCACATCGTTTTGATTTTCAATTTTGTTCAGCGGGTCGTACACCGACGAAGCAGTATGAGCATATCGTGCATCATAAAGTATATTATCATCATAAAATGCGTAATAAACCGGCTTAAACGTCCCAACAGAAAGCAAATGCCTTCCGTAAGAAGTTAACTTTAAATCATATACTTGTTCTTTTCTATCAAGAAATACAGCCATTTAAATTCTCTCTCTCATTATAAATACTCTCATTCTTTACTTTCTAATTCATGTATGTGCCCGTCAGCCTCTTGAACCATACCATCTATTATCTCATGATAATGCTCATCATTGTATGAAGTTCTTCCGGCGCCGCGGCTATTAGTAGAATAAGTGTGTGCATGTCCATCGTCTGTGGATGTTGTGCCTGTATCTCCCTTATACAGTACCTGCACATCCATCTTACCCATCGCTACAATAGAAAAGTGGTCATATGGCCAGTTGAACTCAATTGGATATCCTGTTTCAGCTGACTTGTACAAATCGTCTCCCTCAGCATCTTCTCCATAAACGAGATTGTCATAGTATTGAGTCTGGCCGCGCCACTTAACTTTGAACACCATCCAACGAAGATTTTCATTTCGCAATACTTTTGCGGTAAGGAGTTCCCCGTCTTCTTTATCCAATGAGTGTGCTATGCATTTACTTTCTTTCCGGAACTTTTGATATTTTCTCGGAGCTAAGCCCTGCCAAATATATGCAAGATCGTCCGCATCGAGACTCTCCTCAAACTCAAAAGGATACATCACAAATGGCTTAATATTTGAATTTCTTACAAAATCAAACCGCGGTGGAAATATATATTTTTTCATGCTTACGATAAGATCGTAGATGGACTTACCCGTCTCTGGTGTTTCACCGGCGTCAACGGCCGCCATCGCCGCCTTGAAGTTGCTTTCTGGAATCTCGATAAGCTTTTTGCGCTGCATCGCGGCTGAACCACTAGCGAAAGAGCCACTTATATCAGCTCCCTCAACTATGTAAGGCACTGCAACAACTGCTTCTCTAAGCACTTGACTGTCAGCCAACTCCCCCAATCTCTTTGTAGAAGTACTTCGCTCAAAACCTAACAGCTTGGCTAGTGATTTCATTTCTTTGTATGTCTCTAAGCCATAAAGTTTAGCATTATTGCGGTTATACATTGTGTCATTATTAATAACATTATAATGATTTCGCAGCCAATCTCTAGGAATAGCCTCAACTGACATAAAACATCCAATATCTGGCGCATGAGGTTGAATTCCGAATTGATTCCAAATACCTCGTGTTACCGAAGCGTCCCCATAAACCGGTAACGTTAAGTTTCCGTCGCCCACCTTAATTGGATGAGGGCCGTCAGGGCTGGCTGCAAAGTTTAACATTGGCGTTTCATGCAGGGGCTGGACGACCCAACGGGCGCCTTGAATATCAGTCGTGCTCTCAATAAGGTTTCCATCGGCATCTTTTATCAATTTAGGCACGTTTTCGTGTCCAAACAAATTAATACTTGCGCTCATTTGCATAACATTGAAGTTAATATTTTTTCCTCCAAGTATAGGTCCTGGGTCATTAGCCCCCGAAGCGGCGTATGGTATCAATGATGTGTAATTCCATGTGCTAGTGGTTATTGCGGGTCCGGGATCAAACCTATAATAAGAAGTGCTCACAGCACTGCGTATGCTTTTCAAGTCGTATGTCGTGCCAACTTCTGGTTCAAAAACCACGTCACACCAAGCTTCACCATCATAATAACCAGGCGTGTGACACGAGACGCCCGTGAAACAGTCTACAACACCGTGCTTCACGCCGTTCATCGCTATTTCGTGACCATCGGTAGCAGAACTCTCTCTGGGTCTTCCAACATATGACGGCCCGAACGAAGTAGGTCGGCTACACATTTCAAAAGACGGCTTAAACCCTGGATTACGCCGTGGCCATTGTGGCACTGGAAACTCAGCATTCAACTTCCTATTGCTGCCAGCAGAGCCACTATAGGCCATGGCGCCACCCTTGCCCCAATCGGCGCCGGTACCAAGAGAGCCTGACTCAAAATTATAATTTTTATTACCATAAAAAGAACGATGTAGTTTGAATCTCATTCCAAAAATATCGCCTTTTTTAAATGTTAAGTCTTTAGAAATAATTGACGATTTAAGTGTTGAGTACTCTGCGTTCTTTAAAAAGAATTTGGGTGTTTCACCAAGAAAGTTTGATACCATTTTTGAATATATATTATCTTTGTAGTCTACGCTGCAAGAAACATCCAAGCTACAAGACGGATGCGCATACTCATCGAGCAATTGAACGCCATGGAGATAATTTGCTGGTTCAATTACAGCTTCAAAGGGCAACCTTACATCAAAAAATTCACCACCAGGGTAGCCATCTACATCTGGCGCTGCAGTGTCGCGGCCGACAGCATCCCACGCAAAATTGTCCGGAAGGGCGATGCCAGAGCCCGTCCACGTAGTTGCTACAGCCGTTGCTTCGTTGGTCCTTAACGGATAATCAACCGCCAAGCCACTTTTTATCATGTTGCCTAAAATGCCCGGAGACACTATAGCGCTAAAAAACGGTCGGGTGAGGGCGCCCGAATTGTGAATATCTGTCGAACCGATGACCGCATTTCCAGCTTTCCCAGCAAAAGCATAAGACGAGGATAGCTGATCAGCTATCTGAACATATCTTAATGAAGGATAAAATCCCCTATAGGGGTTAAACCTCATAGCGCCGTACATTATCAACTTTATTTCTTTTGGATCGAGTCCGGTATCTTTGGACATTTTAACTCCAAACCCCTCCATAAATTCAGAATTTGAATAATCTTTAAGAAAATCTGGCAGCGTGCTATCAAGATAAGGACTTGTGCCTGTTATTTCTAAAAAGCTTCCAGTTCCGCTATAGCTCGGACCATAATTGACAAGATTTGCAACATCTGTTTCTATTCTATATTCTGGAAGTACGGCGAACTCTTTAAAAACCAGGCGAAGGTCGCGACGAAAATCGTCATATTTGTCATACCAAGGATCTGATGGGTGACTCTCAAATAAGGCGGTACCGCTGACATTCCTCAATATTCCTGCTTGAGTATTGGCTTCCCACAGTGACTCGCCGCTATACGCATCAACTTGAGATTGGGAAAAATCTGAATAATTCGGAGCGAGCTGCTGCCATTGAGATTGATTTATCATTGAATCATTAATATTCCATGGATTAACAGACCTGTTTGTTGTAAGCATCTGTTTGCGCCACAAGAGGGGAGCACTACCCACCAATGCTTCATATTTGTTAGAGGCGCTCGTGTAATAGGTGCTGAAGGTGTTTTGCAAAATACCAGCAGAGTTGGTGAGCCTGAGGCCATTGTCTGGAAGAGTTGGGCTGCCTATGGGCAACGTATCAAATGTTCTTGAAGAAAAATCGTCCGGGGCATCGGTGGGCAGCATGCTTTGTGAAACAGTCTTTGTAAAATACTCCTTTGTCTCGGCTCTATCGTCTCGTCCGACTCTCCAATACTGATTATCATAACCAATCTTGGTGGTGGTTGTTTTATAAAATTCGTTATGATAACGCGGATAAACGCCTTGTGTACGAAGAACCCAATTTAACATATTTTCAGGCTTTTTGGCGGCCTTTAAGATTCGATCATATGGTGTTGTAATGGAAGGCAGCTCGTTGTTAAGTAATGCATTATCAAGAGCGGTGTTGCTAGTGAGAATTTTATATAGGTTATCAGATGCTATAGCAGTAAAGTTGCCGCCTTCTGTAGAAACGTTCAATGATACGGGGCGCCCTTTCATAGACACCGGAACAAATCTATATATTGAAATCTTATCTGGAGTTGCCGTCAATGAAAGATTGGTGCCGGAGACCTCCTCTCTGTGAACAGGATTGTGTCCTTGGCGCGTTGCTGTCCAATTCCACCCATAAGTATTCTTTCTTCTCGTCATTAAAAGATTGAAATAGTTAGCAGCAGATGCGGTAATTAAAGTAGAGTCTGCAGCAGGAAGAGCGTCGATAAATGTAGAATTAAAATAATTTGTTGCGGCCGATTCAGAAGGGTGCCCTACTGTATTGAGAGAAGCCGTAACCGGATCTATCGTAAATATATTTAACCTTGTTGTCGGCTGATATATTCCTGTAGTTGTTTCTATGGTCGACCCGCTAACAAGAGCGCCGCTCAAAAACGAAATATACCCGGCCGATGTTGAAACATAACTCAATAAGTCGTCTGGCGCGCCAAAACGCGTGGGCTGATACTGATTGTATAGCATATTATTAGCACTGATCAGAGAAGCGCTTATCCAAGCATATTGTCTAAAAGCTCTGGGAATGGGGTGCTGTACGTAAAAATTGTCATATTGCGAAGCACTAGCATAACCTGATGAAGATGAATCAATAAGTGTAATGTTATTGCGATTGACTTTTTGGAAGCTAGGTAATTGGTCGTAAGTTGCACCGGGGACGGCGGTTTCAAAACGAGAGTCGCGACCAAACCTTGCGCTGCGGCGCGCCAAAAGAATGCGCAATCCATAATCTTTTCCGAGTTGATCGTAGGCACGGATACCGGGAACACCAGAGCCTGTGGCTTGAGAAATCGAACTAGAGGCCTGGAAGGGCTTTATGACGCTAAGATTCCTATATGTATGCGCGTTGTAGGGCGAGTACTCGCCGCCGCGGATATCTAGAAAACCTCTCGCCATTGTTTCTGGACCACCGGGCGTACCAAAACGACTGACAATTACAGATTTATTATCAGATCCTGTGAACTGCGTTGGGGCGTACGTAAGCCCAAAGTCGAAATGTGATTCGTCATCGCGATGTATAGTCGAGAAAAAGCTGACAACATTTGTAGAAGCAGAATTGACATTATCCGCCAAATCTGTAACAGGTGTTGGCATCACTGGCTGCTGATCAATAAATCTTCTAGGATTTAAAAAGGAGCCCACGGTGCTTACAACTTCAAGATTAAGACGATAATTCCCCAGTTGAGAAGATGTAGCCTGGTGTATGTTTCTGATATTGACCGGCCTCTTGGCGATAAAATCGCGATAATAGGGCGCTTTCATGGAGGCTGTCACCGGATATGGTAATACACCCCCATCGGCTTCGGGATATGGATAATCCGGGCCAACCATACCAATGGCACCAGATTCGTTGGGGCACTTACCCAGCAATATTTTCCACGCTTCCGGGCGTGTATAAATTGTATCTAACGTAGAGCCTGTATTAAATGGCACATGTCGTGATTGATGACCACCAACAGCCCAATTAGTAAATGGACCCTGCATGGGAATTTCCATGTCGTCACCATATGCGTCATTATGTAAGTTGGTTATCTCTAAGCTTGACGATACTCTATCTACTACTGCCTTATTGTAGCCGGTCGTAACCGAAGAACTCATGATATTAAACGGGAATGCAAAAGTGGATTTAACGTTGGAATATCCGCCTCCATTTTCCCAATTGCGGCCGTGTTGAACTTTACCAAATCTTTTAAGTTTTCTATTTGGCGGCCAATTGGCCACATTATCAATAATCTCGTCTATGCGCACCATATCGTTATCTGTATCAAAATATAAAGTATTTAAAGGAACAAAAATGCCGCCATCACCTCTATTGACAGGGCCCGCGGGATATAGTGCGTTATAAGTAAAATGTATATTCTTGTTCCCTTTCCCTTTAAAATTTACGCCACCATGAATAGTAGTCATTTCCGCAGCGATCTTGAAAAGTTCATCTTGCCTGGTATCATCTTGTGGTCTTGTATACGTATTTCCTTTCGTATCTCTATATCGCGGTAGTTTCTGAGGTTTCTTGGGCCTGGAGGACATTATAGTACGAATAGTCTTTCTATCCGAATCAATATTAGAATTATCAGAAGCGATTTCACTGCCCGGCACTGTAGAGCCAATGGTGCCTCCCGGGAGCGCTCTGAATTTCCAAAACCGCTCATTTTTGTTAGTTGGTCGTGGCGATTCTGGCGCCGGAGAAAGTCGATATGCCCCCCACGTACCATAAGATGTAGCAGACCCTTCTGGGTCGACGTCTCTTCTTTCTAGCGTGGGATACTTTGTTCGATATTTGTTGCGCTCTAATACGTGGCTTTCAATTGTGTTATACGTGTCTTCATTAAAGTCCGCAGACGCCGGCAATAGTTGTCCTATTACTATAGCAATTGCATCATCAAACCATTTATAATAGTCAATAAATTTTTCTACATGTTTAACTTCTGTTACTCTCCGAAAGAAAATCTCTCGTAACTTTTCAAGCCTCTTATATCTGCCGCGATATCTATTTATCGGCTCTCCGATAACATTGTGAAAATCAACAACGCCAGCAAAGAAATCAAGCATTTCTTCGGATATAGCGTTATGCATGCTCTTTTCCAAAGTGTATCTATAACTTGGCGGCGTCTCAAAGGAACCAAAATTTATATCGTCAGTTGACGGAATTCTAATCATGTCAGATGAAACCGCATATTCAGGATTTATAAACTGAAATGCGTTAATCGATTGACTTACTACAGCGCCTTGAGACGAAACTGGGAAGAACGAACCAGTACCAGTATGCTGTTTCCCCGTTATTCCGCCGATCCAACTATAATTGTCTCCTAACAATATCGATCCGGAGCTGTGGTCGGTAACAGGGAAACCGCCGAGAATACCAGAACTAGTAACATTGTTAAATCTCCAATCCAACGCTAACATATTTGAATTAAGGATGCTGCCGCTGGATCCACCGAGGGCGTCACCGATGAGGCGTTGGCCGTGTACGTCGCCCAAATTTGGATCAAGAGGAGAAATATTACGCCAAGAGCCAGAAATTCCAGAGTTATCTAAATCATAAGCATGATGATATAAGCTCGTATCATCTAAATATTTTGCCCAATATTTTACGCCGTTGAACAGCACGTCAGACGAAGCCACAATAGCACCAGTAATATTAGTCCGCCGGGCGCCAACATACATTCTCTTTGAAGAGGTTAAGAAGCTTGTGCCCTTGTCTTGCGGAATAGTAGCAGTTAAAGTAAAGCTATTTTGAATTGTGCCCAGCACCGAATTCAAACCTTGAAAAACCAACTGATATTTAAATTCATTATTTGCGGCGCCGCTAACCATATCGGTGACACCAAAATTAGTGGGCTTCAATCTTACTGAAATATTCCAACGAGTATCATCGTATACATCATAAAAATAGCTGCTAGTAAGTATTGGAAACGGTGCCAGGTCTGTGGTTGAATCCCCATCGGCCCCGTCGCCGTCCGTCAGTGAAGAAGTTAACTTAAAATATACATTTTTGGACTCTGGCTCGTCTCTAACCGCATAGACCTGAAAACTAACGTTATCATTTGCGTACCATGTTGTATCGTTCATCGGACGTGTGCCAGTATCGTCTGTTGAAGCGGAATGCATCCCGAACAATGAAACTTCTGTAAAATCTCGTATAAACCTTGTATCTGCGTGTGAATAATGCGGAAATATAATATCCGCTTCAGCCGTAAAGCCGTAAGGCACTTCATAGCCACGAACGCCGGCGACGTCATCTTTTAATCCGACGCCGGTACTTCCGGATATCCAACCGCGACTTTCAGCATTCCCGGGATCTTGTGCTTGATATACAACCGCATTTACATTGACGCTTTCATTAAAATTAAGTACCTTCTTGTTAATCAGCGTTTGTCTAAGGTTGTCTTTAAGTTCATATGTCTCATTATTTGAATAAACATTTAATCTAAGCAGCTTATCATCAACGCCAAAACAACGAAACACGTTTCTAATAGCTTTTTCTGTGCCCTTACTCTTATAAATGTTCGCTAGGTTGTTGTAAATATTCTGATAAATAAGGTTTTTTGTCTCGTTCAAATCCCCCTCAAACAACATTGTGGGGTTTCTATTCATGAATTTCTCTAAAACAGTCGAGTCAACGAACACTTCTGGCATGTATAAACCAAGAGACTGTGGTAGATGTTGAGCGAACGGGTAGGGAGTGTTGGACGCGCTTGTATAATTTAAATATCTAAGCGACGGAAGTGATTTAATTTGAAGCCTTAGTTTGTCAAAATAAGCACCCACAACATGAGACACCATTTCAATATTGTTATCATAAGTTGGAACTAATTCTTTACCATCTGAATATTCTTGTTCTTCGACAACCCAACTCGGAATCAAGCTTTTAAAAGCGGCGTTGTTGCTGAAGTCGTGGTTGGCGCCTTTGCTTAATAAATCTTCTTTAAGGTTCGCAACATCTGAATGTGTACTTCTTATAATAGGATCTTTATATTCTGCTGCAGACGCTGAAGCTTCAATGATCGCAGAACCGGTTGCTCTTCCGTTCGTGCCAGATAAAGCAGACGACACAGTGTGCCATTTTGTTGAGTCATAGCCAACCCAGTTACCATTGGACAACCTGCCACTATAGTCCAAAACGCTGTTATCCAGGCTCGCAGTGCCCGTTATACCCTCGTTAAACTTGTAATACAGCCCAAGGGTCGTATTGGAAATATCTGTGTTTGTACCACCCCTTACGTGCGTAAACCAGTTTTTGCCAATCTCATCAGATGTGCGGGCAGCTTTCCAAAAACGAAATTCGTCCATAGAAGCACTTAATTTACCCCATCCTGCTCCGGCCGCCTCGTTTGGGGTTTCCGTGATAAGGGAACCAATTCTGCCACGCATTCCCGCGGTCGAATTCTGAGTAGCTAGCGGCCCTAATGTAAAAGTGTCCGTTACTCTATCATCTAAAGTACCAGTTATATAAAGCTTTGCAACAAAACTGCTACCAGAATTTTGAAGCGTAACGGCGTAATGCTTCCAAGTATCAGTAGCCACATCTTCCGTGGTACCACCGGTGCTAGAACCAAGCGTTTTCATGGCGTCACCTAGCCAGCCGTAAGCGCCGCTTACAACATGAAGAAAAAATCCATCGGCATTACCAAAGTCTTTGATACCTAATATAACGCGAGCATAATCATGAGAACCAGTGTTAGTTTGGCCATTCCAAATATCAAAAATAGTTTCTTTCTTTGTGAGATCTTCATCAAAAGCGGTTTTCTTAAGCCAAAACTCAATTGTAACGCCTTTATCAAAATTACATTCTAAATTCGATTCTCGTGAACCAGTTCCATGATATGACGCCGCGGCGCCAAATGCGCCGGCTCCAGAAAGATATGAACCACTTTCAAGGCCTGCAGTTGTGTAAATGGTTTCATCATAAATATTAGAATACGCTCTTCTTGAAGTGTTGTCGTCTGGAAATAAGGCTGCTACTGTGCTGCCTGAGACGGTAATACCTTGAGATGCGCTATACTCGCCCGCAACTCCAATAGTGTGCGGGCCACCATAAAATTCAATATATTCCGAAGTGGATGATTCTCCCCACCCTTGAGTAAGGCCGCTTACCTTGGTGCCCCACCCAGCAGCGCTAAACCGCACATAACCATTTGTACGAGGGTATAGGTTATCAAATACGTACTCTTCGATATCTAATGACTTATTATGATACTCGGTGATTTCGTATTCAGAACCGTCATATGGATAATAATCAACAATTCTGCTTATTGCGGAGTTGTAATAAAGGCGCGCTGACCCATATTTCGCAAAGTTTGCAGGATCTGAATAATCTACTTGCGGAATGAATCTTTGTTGCTTTTCGTAAATTTCAGCAACGTTTTTCGCAGATTCTGTATCTCTATATGCGTCTCTTTCGTTGGTGTCTGAAAGATAGTTCCGCCATGAATCGGTAGATCCAAAAAGCTTCTTAATACTCATAGTCTTCTACTCTGAACCTAAACCGGTCGGGCTGCTCAACCCAAGTACTAAGCGCGCTATCGTAAAAAGAGAATTTAAGACCGTATGCATAGCCCGGCTCCAACAAATTCATATCAAGGTCAAAATAATTTCCAGAAACATCATAAGAGAGTACCGTGTGTTTGTCACTACCAGTTCCATAAGGAATCGCGCCATAAGCATCCATTATCCTATAAACACTATAAGATGCGCTAATAATACTAGTTGTTGGTGCGGTAGAATTGGCTACAGTGTATACTGTCGGATTCCAGAATTTCTCTCTAACATACAAATTAAACCTTGCAGTTTCATTCGCACGATATTTACCTCGGAGGTTTGTAACGCTCATATAGTGTGTCGGACGTTCGGCTCTGTTCTCGGCTCTAAGTACTGTGGGCTTAATAGCTCCAGTAAAATATTGAGTTATGGCGTCGTTGGCGCTAGTGGTCGCGTCACTGCCGGTAAACCACACATCATACATTGTCTTTAATAGTTCTGAACCAGTAAACGCGAAAGAAGCACTATAAATTCCTGTTGAAACAATACCGCCCGTTACTACCAACAAGTTTACACTCCTAACGTGTCCGGGGTTGTCAACAGACAATATTTGTACACTTCCGGTGTTGGCTGATGTTGTTCCGGATACAGGGTAGTTGGATGGCGCCACATCATCGCCGTCGCCGCCGCCTTGATTACTATAGAATCCCCCAACAGAACCAGAATAAATGCTTACGTATACGCGCTTATCGTCGCCCAAGGCAGGAATATCAGCAAGCTGACCACGAACATAGTTATAAAAATAAATCGTATTTAAGTTATATTCGTTGGTTGCCAATGAACTGCTGTAAAAGAAATTTCCACGATCATCTTTTAATGCGTCGTTCCATCGCGCTTCGATTGCTGGTCGTTTGAAGAAAAACTCTGTTCCTCTACCAAAAAATCTCTTGGTAAAATATGACGTACTTGAGCCGCTAGGGTTATAAATAACACTCTGAGTTGTGTCTTCTTCTCCCAAATCTAGTTGGCCGGGCTTGCGACTAACTGTGCCGTTTAGTGTTCCGGAATGATCTGCCTCATAACTAGCAGACAAGTGGACCCCAAAGCCATGGTTAGAGTATGTTCCAGCTATCCACTGTTCTATAACAGGAGTCACATCCACCTCAAGATCTTCTATGCCCGTTGAAAGAGATTTATTAAAAATAAATATTTCTTGGTTAGAGTCGACATTATTCCCAACACCATTAGGCTCGGCGCCCGTAATATAAGAACCTCCAGCTAGCACAGTGTCATTGACGTCAGTCCAATAAGCAGTATTCGATGCGCTCATCCAATTGGAGCCTTCATTGCCCAACGTTAAGTCTTGATAGTCCTCTAAGTCCAGCCCAACTCCCTCTTGCCATGATTGGGAAACAGTGAATATAGATATTGTATAATCTCTCGGAACTGTCTTGGAGTGTTCTGCGTTGTGCATTCGCAAGTAGAAACTAACGCTTCCGCTAGCTGGGACGACGCCATTGGTTCTATCTGTGGAAATGTCCGTGACAGGGAACTTAATAAGTATTCTGGAAAGCTCTTGTGAGCTTGTTGTTACGCGGCCGTATATTGAAAAGGTCTCCAATACATCTGACGCTCCAGCGTTCGCGCCAGTGCCGCGGGTGCGTAAGTCCAGCTCATAAGCATTAACTATGGTGTTATCAATTGATGCTGTGTATCTTTTAATCGCCATTACACAACTTTTCCTGTAATATCTGAAATCGGATACTTAATTTCTACAATCGCATTCGCTGGCACTATCAAATAGCTCCCATCTTGAGATAAATTGCTGTTAATATCTATATTCGCGCTAGCATAGTTTCCTTCGGTTTTAGATACCAAGGTCACTGTCAAAACATCCAATAAGCCTTCTACATTTTTTAATTCAGAATAAACATCGCTAATATAAAATGGCTCGCCAATATAAAGGGCGCCGGTGTATTTGGCCGCCAGGGCGTCAGTGGCGTTCTTTAATAAAATAAATTTGTCCGTACCTGTCGCTGCCTTTATGGTAAAGCTTATCCCTAGATTGAGGATATAAGGATCAAGGATGTCGACGGTATCATTAATCATTCTATACTGGTTTAACCACGTTTTTAAATTATTTTTAATTGTGCTGTTGGTCGCGATTAATTTGCCTTCACTGTCCTCCGAAACAACATATAGATTTAAATTTCTTTTTTGTGAATCTGGATCTTTCTGCACAGAACATCTTTTTATAGACCCGTACTTGGAAGGCATTCTATATGTAATACTTTCGTAATCGGCCTGCGTCACTGCTCGGTTTTGAGTTGGAAAAGTATCGTAAATTCGTCTTTTAATCTCGGTTTGGCTTTCTACCGACGTAGCACCAATAATAGGCTCTTCGTTGGTTACTTCCAAGGAATTAATAACGGTTTGTACGGTCGAGGTTGTTAGAGAGTCAATATCAGTAAATTGCGTTTCTGCTAGCGTGACGGCATTTACTCCTCCAACAGCCACGTTGGGGCTGCCTGGGCTGCTGACTCTGTATGTAACTGTTAGGGTTGTGTTTGAGGGTACGATGCCAAAGCTTTGATTTTTTGTTATCTTCGTAGGATCAAATGTCAAGTCTGTTACGTAGGTTTTTCCAAAGGTGTTTATTGCCACTGATTGCGGATCGGCCACCACGTCTGATTCGCCAGACTTTCCACTGCCAAATTGCAAATACGTATTAACCGAATCGGTTTCCAAAACAAATTTTCTAGATACCAAGTAAGGCTTTAAAATAGATGGAATATTATCATTTTTATAATTTGTATTGGCAACCTCTTTCAATACCATGTCTTGTGCGAGATAATCAACTTCAAAATATTCATTCCCCTCGGAATCAATAACGGAGGTTATTTCCGCTATATTATTGCTTGCGAGCTTGACTTTCAAAAATTTCTCATACGCGTCAATTCTTACTTTCTCTTCTGAGAAAAACCCCGAAACTACAGTGCCGTATGCTTTAATCGCATAATATGTGGGGGCGCCTGTAGTGCTGTCAACAGTAGCAACTACAACAGGATTTTGAGAATCTGAAAAATCTATATTTTCTGTTAAAATAAAACCCGTTCCACCGGTGGAAGAAAACCGGGTACCAGCGCTGACGATTGGGATATAATTTGTGTCAGGGCCCAACGCCGTGCTAGAAGCCGGCACTAATATAAAAAGAGCAACGGTGCCATAAGTAGAGGCTGCCGGCTGAAGTTTATATCCAAGAATCCTGCCATGTCGTACAATATTATTATACTGGTACGCTGTGTCTAAAAAGGATTCATTAACGTTGTAATCCAGATAAAAGGAAAGCTGATCACCCACATATGCTACCGCGTCTATCATCATCGCGCCAAAAGATGCTTCGCTCCAGTCTCTAAAAGAATCTGGGTATAATCTCTCGGCCAATTCCAATAAATCTTGGCGAATAGTATTGAATTCGCGATGGGTGTAATCGATTGGTACTATTTTTTTCTGTTCGTCTGCCATTAAAAAACCCTCATTTTTAAGTAGTTAATTCCAATAAATCTGCTATTCCTAGATTTGGGATGGAATACTCTATTGTAATACCCAAATAATTACTATCTGGATCGGTGTTGCCAAATGTGATGTTGCGAATTTTAATCGCAGGCATATAGATTTCTGCCTGTTCTAAAATTTTACTTTCTATTTGCGACATTGTATCCTGTCCAAAATTCTCAAAAAGATATCTTTTAAGTCCAACTCCAAAATTTGGTTCCATAACTCGTTCGCCTGGGATAGTCATAATGAGCATCTTGAAATTCTGTTTAGCCAACTGCCTAATATTCTTAAGCATTCTAAACCCATCGGCCGAATCTATTTCCAACGGAAGAGCTACACCCAAAGAAGCCATATTTTTTTCACCTCACTGTAAATATCATCTAATCTTTTTCTTCGCACAATTCTCCACTTGCATTAAACGGATTTGTGCGAAGCATTCTCGCTTTCCACCATGGAAGCAGATCTTGGCCAGGGGCCGACTTAAATCTTTCTTTAAATTCGTTGGTTATAACGCTCCCGGGACCATCTGAATCATCAGATCCAGATGCATCGAAATCTCTAGAATTATAATAACTCCTAAAAATTCTTTTAATTCTACCTTTAGAATTTCTTAAGATAAGCTGTTCCCACCTATCCCAAGGTTTATAGCCCGAGAGCCAGCCCATCGGGCCAGGGTTTCGATCTGGCTCTGCAGCCCAGGCGCCTTCGTTATCGGTGTTGTGTGAAATTGTAGGAACACCATCTTCGTCAACTTCTACTGAGACTCCGGGTTTTGTGGCAACATCGGTGGCGGTCGAGCCATAGGTTTCGCCGTCACCGACGACTTTCTCTCCAATAGAAGGTAAGAACGCCAACCCATTATAAATAGCCAGCATGGCTGTAAACTTTCTCAATGGAAAAATGTACTGCGCAACTAACTTGAATTTATCGTCTGCTGTCAATTTGTTAATTAAACACAGCAATAGCTTACTGTTGCCGTTAAGTGGGTCTACTTGCGATAGTTTAAGATCCAGTGCATCCACTTCCACCTCTGTTATTGTATGTGAACTGTCGCCAATTATAATCGAGAGTCTTAGTCCATGTCTTACGCCCAACTCTCCTTCAATACCAACGACCCTGCCGTTTCTATCAGTTACCAACTCTAAAGTGCCGGGATAAATGTCAGAAATATTATCACCCGCCTCTCCTGCGCTTTTAATTGTTTCTACTGCGGTACTTGGCGCTGTCGGTGTCCCATTAATGCTAATATACTTTTCTAGAACAAATGGCGCTCCGCCGGTGTCATATTCATAGCCCAATTCCTCGATGTCTCCAATTGGAACGGTTGTTATGTTGACCATTGGAAACAAGGTTTCACCTTCTGCGTCTTCACCTTCGTCCTCGCCGGTTATATAAAGAGGATTTCCGTC